CTTCCACACTCCTGCAAGATCCTCAGATTCGCTATCGCGGACATGTTTCAATTCCTTCGACCCGCCACCTTTCGCGACGATGACGGGTTTAATTACGTTACACTCTTTTGGAACGGTCGGCGGACCAGTGTCTAGAGTCATGGCCTTCACGGCGGTTTTAAGCTCGGCGACCTCTTTTAACAGACGTTGTTTCTGAGCTTCCTCATTTTTCCCGCCATGCTGCCTAGGTTGGTAACCACCAACGGGCGGATCCTCTCTACCGTTGGAACCGTAATTAAGGATATTCGCCTTACGTGGCATATCATGGTCATCGGTGTTGGTGCACTCCCCATTAGAACCATTGAGTTGAGATATCAAAACAAACAAACAAATAAAGTCAAGGCACATAAAAATTTTTATACATTTAAATACAATATGGGACATCGTGATGACATCCCTAGCAACCACGCAGGCGGCTAGGGCGCACCCCTATAAACCGATCAAACCCATGGCAAAAGTGGAGGCGGCACCAGCGAGTTCAGGGTTAGCCAATTCCTTCTTAAGCATCTCGGTACCACCCTTGACTGCTTTCGCGGTGAGCTCACTCATGACGTTCTTGAAGATATCACCAACAAGGTTGGTATGAGGCTCCAAGTGATGGGTTTGTTTTGCCTTGACGACAGTCTCGGCAATCATCTTACCAGTCAAAACATCAGAGTGGGTGGGGGTGGCACTACTCTTCGTAACACCGCCGATGTACTCGACGTGAAGAATACACTCAATGCGATACTTTACAGAAGTTCCGGCGGAGGTCTCGGGGAAGACGAGGACCATACAAGGTGAACCGTCGTTAGCTGTACCTCCTTGAGCAGTTGTACCAAATTGAGCCCCCTGCTCAGAAAATGGATACTGGTACGAGTTTGGAAAAGTGTTGGGTAATCCACTGTTGCGGAATTCATGTTCGACTTGAGTGTGGGGAGTGATAGTGAACTCGTGACTCTGATTACGTGCAAGGTCGACGCGACGTGCAGTACGCTTACCATTGATGCTGGTCCATATTACGTTCGCATTATTAGCGGATGAACCAACAATATTCTGATGGTTGTCACCTTCATAGAAGACAAGCTCTCCACCTCTGAATTGAATAGGCCCAATGGCAGTGACCTTCACCCCAAGACATAAGATACGCGACTGGTGGTAATTATCCGTGTTCGCCCCTTCACTACCAAGTGTGGCCGAGTCATAGGGCAACTCAGAGAAGACGATGCGTGATCTAGAAACATCACCAGTAACGACACTACCGTTGTAGGTGGCAACACCAGTGGTGGGAGTCTGCCACTGGAATATCTGCGCGAGGTTGTTCTCACCGCTAGGTGCGAAGAACAAGAAAACACCTGCAGAGTTTGTTGGTTCAACGGTAAAAGTGTGTCTTGCGTTCGCCTTTCTAGTCTTGTGGGCATTGACAATACTGCCGACACCTTCGGCGTTTTGGCTGTGGGGGTTCGATAGAGCGATTAGGTATTTCTGTGTGTGCGGGTGCAAGTTACCCAAAGCACTAACATTGACATTGGCAGCGCCGGTTGCTCCACGGTTGATTCGACTCGTGCCCTTGCGTTTACCAGTCTGTGTTTTACCACCACTGCGACCCCCACCTCCACCACCACCTTTCTTGCGCATCTTCCTGCCATTACGTGGAGCAACAAGCAAGCGGGCGAGACGTGCCTCAATGCCTGCGATTTTGCTCAATACGCTAGTTGTATTTTTGCCGCCACTCTTCTTGACGTCGTCGCTCTCAGTAGCTTCACCGTGCGAACCGTTAAGGGTAGTGCATCGATGGTTAACGGTCAATTCAGGGTCGATCAACGCACAAGCAATGAGGTGCCTAACTTGCGAGTCAGGAAATTGACCCTCAGGTTGTGTAACAATGATTGGATCGCAGCTTTCAGTACAAGGAATGTACAGCTCAGGTGGGTCATCAAGTTCTTCGATGGCGATCTCCATCATGGCGATGTTGTGGGCGGCACATTGCCTACATTGTGGGCATAGCTGTAATGGCTGTATCACGGCGCCGGCACAATAGTTATCGGTGGTGGCGTAGCGTGTGACGAGATATCTCTTATGAGAAGCACTCATCACCTTTTCGCTCATATATATGGGTTCCATGCGGGTGGTCCATCCATAAGCGTCGTATGTAGCGCGGGGAAACATACACAGGGCCTCGACCCCATTATCGTCCGTCTCTTCCCCTTGCCTACCATTAAGAGCATCACTCTTATGGTTAGCACCTGGCTTGTAGGTGCCGTTGTCGATCTTCCTCTCCCGTCGAGATGGCTTCTTTGCATAGTGTCTGTTTTCGTACTGACCGACATACACTGTGGGTTCAGGTATATCGTACTCAATCGAAACTCCTTCACGAACAAACATAGTTCCTTTCTCCTTCAAAACCACCGGCGCGATATTGCGTAAAGCTCTGACGCTACGGCGATTGACTTCGTAAAACGGTGAAGATTGTGCGAAGAATTTAGCGAGCCTAGCGCCGTGTAGCTGGCTTCGCAATGTATCATCGCTAACGACTGGACAAGCTCCTCTGAGACCTTTCCAATTGCCCCCTCTTTCTCTGACAGTCTTATACTGTCCAGGAGGGGGTAAATCGAGGAACTCTTCGATAGCCGCTCTTCGCTCTGATGAATTATAAATCTTATAGAATTGGACGGCATCGCCGATATCAATCCTTCCAGGTACTTCTTCAAGCACCCGTTTGATTTGGTTATACTCAGAGGGGGCCACGTTGGAAGCACGCACACCGTTGTAAGGTGCAGCTTCGGGTCGTGGCGGGCGTCTTGGTTTGTCGATTCGCTCCCTCCTTTCGAAAGGTGCTGCCGAGTAAGGCTCAAGAGGCTCTGTCCTTGCCTTCCTGTTATCACTAGTCCGATTTGGGTTGTTACTACCACCAAATTTATTTCGTCCATTTTTCGTCATGATCACATAAAGGCGCACTGTTAGGTGCGGGTTGCTGCGTTCACAGCTTAGTCCATCGGTTAATGATAG